ATTGTGTATGTCCCAACTGTATTGACTGTTGTTAAAATCTATCATTAAGTTATTAACAATTGAAGTAATATAAACAAATGCTGAACTATATAATACAATACCCATTAGTGACATTTCATTGTCATCTAAATCTTTTGTACTTTTATTAACTAGTTCACACACTCCTTCATTTCCTTTATTATCAGTAACTTTAAACTTTGTATTGCTAAGTTGCTCTAAGATAGATCCAAACGGTTCTACCTTAGAGTTTCCAATTTTAACCGAAACTACCAAATCTTTAAGATTTTTTAAAAAGTCCCAAAATACATTTATTGGTCGTTCCATTAAGTTAGTCCTTATGCGTCTTCTGTGAAGTCGTCGTCATCAACACCAACTAATGTGTTGTCGTCACCAGCTTCTTCAACTTGTGCTGCGCCATCTACTAGTGATGTTGCAAAGTTCCATGGAACACTCTTGCCATCATAAGCATTACTGCCTGTTGCACTTGGTGCTGACAAAGTAACTTTACGTCCAGCAATTTTACTTACTGTGTATGTTTCTGCATCGTCCATTTTGAATGAAATAGCCATTTCACCTGCCGCTAATGCCGCTGGCAATTTACCAGTTGTTAGCGTACAAGTAAATTCTCCGCCTGTACCGATTTCTTCACATACAAACTTTTTTGATCCTACTTGCTTTACGATATAACCTTCTTTAACGGCTGTGCCATTATGAAAGTTTATTTTGATTTCGCTCCCACCAGCTGTTGGTGCTCCGAATAATCTTTTGTTTAGTGGTCTTCCCATTTTTTTTCTCCTATAATAGTAGTCCTATGCCCGTTCTATGGGCTACGCTGTTGGTACAGCATAAGTCCGCCTTGCGGCACACTATTTGACATATGTATTTATCAAAAGAAGTTAGTTCTCAAAGAGTTCTTATCTTGAACGCTATTTAAAAATTGACTAAGGAAGTCAAAATGTATTCCTAATGTTTTAAATAAATCGTTACGTATAGTTTCTGATGCGTGTATGTAACTAGACTTTCCTACATCACTTACGTACTTAGAATTTAATTTATAGTCAGGAAAAATTCCTGCAACAAATAAGCATGTGTCACCGAGTGTTTTTGCATCTCTATAATTAGAAATAGTTAGATACGACTCAGCAAGTGTTCTTGGAAGAAAGTCTGGTTTATCAACATGCGAAGCTAGTAATGCAACAATGTAGTGTTCTACTTCAACAGGAAGTTGTACTCCAGTGTTAAGTGAAGTATCTTGTACGATATCATACATTATAGGAATGTATTCGTCCTTCATACTAATATTTAGTCATAAAAAAACAGGACCCGAAGGTCCTGTTTAGTGCTTTTACTATTAGTAAAACTTAACTGAAGCTTACGTTAGCTACGCTTACACGTGCCAAGTAGTCAGCTGCGTTACCAAGAGATGATGCTGTGTTGTTTAACTCAACATATCCGTAACGTGTCATGAAGCTCACAACAGGTTCGAATGTGTCTGGGTCTAATACAACTCCACTGCTCATTAATGGAATATATGGGCAATAGAATGCAGCTGCGTCTGATTCACTTGAACCTTTATAACCAACTAATACATCAGTTGCGTCTGAAGCGTATGTGTTAACATATACTTTCATTGCATTGTTTAATGTACCAACTAGCTTAGTATTAGTAGGTGCTTCAAAAGAACCTTCAGTTGTTCTTGCGAACGCTGAAGTAGTAGCACTTTGTAATACTGTTAAGGTATGTGGTGAAACAACAGCAAAGTTACCAGCGCCACGTCTTGTGCGCTGAGCAATTTTGTTAGCTGCTCTGTTTATCATCACTGCTAAAGCGGCGTGCTCATCACCAACAAATGTAGCTGTTCCGCTAACACCTGATTGGTCATACTGTACGTCTGACTCTGCAGATCCTGCTAGGCTGTAAAGACTAGCAATTACTTCTTGGTCAATCTCAGCAGTAATTTCTTGTGCTAATGCAGCCATAATTTCTGCTTCAACATCAATACCGTGCTGTGATTGTGCATCCTGAGCAGCTTCAAAAGTCCAACGAGCTGATAGCTTTCTGGATTTCGCTTCTACAGTTTGCTTCAAGATTTGAATGCTTAGTCTGTTACCAGCTGAGCCTTCTAACGCTGATGTAGCAGCTGCTTTATCATCTAAAGCACCTGAATACGCTTCAGCAATCTTGAATGGGCTTAACGCCTCGTCACCAGCTGCTGTGTCTGTACCATTAGTTGAGTTTACTGCATCTGCATAACGTACTCTCAATGTGTGGATTTGACCAACTGGTCCAGTCATAGGTTGTACACCAACTAACTCGTTAGCAATAACGGTTGGCATTACACGTCTGATCACTGGAAGGATCACACGATTTAAGGTTGCGACGTTACCGGCGGAACTTGCACCAGCTGTTGCACTCTCTGACAAATACTTACGAGTATTCTCAAGTGTAGCAGCCATCACGCTTTTCTTGTTGCCGTTTAAGCCTTCAAGAAGTGCGCCTTTGGTTTCCTGCCAGCGACTTTCTAGTAGTTCTGACATAATTATCTCCTTATTTATAATCCAGCTAGACGACGAATGTCAACGACATTATTGTCCTCTGCTTGTCTACTGTTTGTTGTCATTTCTTCTCTATTGCCTGTGATTTCTTTGCCTTCTGTAAGCGCCTTCTTTTTAGCTGGAGTATTACCGTCAATAACAGTAGGTAAGTACTTATCAAACGCCGCACGTAGTTTTGGAGTTTGAACGGATTCCAGTAGATCTGACATTATGTCCTTTTGGTCTTTCGATAAAGGTGCAGTCAGTTCGTTTAGAACACTTGCTCTTTTTGCTGATTCAATTAGTCTCTGCTTTTCAACAGTAACTGATTCAGCTAATTGTTTTGCCTTTGTCGCAAACGTCTTTGCTTCTGCTAGTTGCTGGTCTTTAACACCAATAACCTGCATTAGTTTAGCAGTTTCCGACTTTTCGTTTAGGTAGCTATTTGAATATTCGCTAGCGAATGCTTCAAACAACTTACGACCAAAGTCGTTTCTTCGTGCCTCTTCGATATCTTCTTTAAGTTGTCCAATCTCACTGTTAAGTGTTGATTCAACAATTTCAGATACCTTAGTAGCACTTCTTTCGATAAAGTCTGTTTTAACTTTAGCGAAGTGTGATTTAGCTTCTTTTACAAGTTTAACCTTGGTTTCTGCTAAGTCTTTTTTATCTTCTGCAAATTCTGCAATTTCTTGTGCAAGTTGCTCGACGACAAATTCTTCCAATTTGCTAAAGTTTTCAGCCATAGCTTTTTGGTCTTCGTGTAGCTCGGATACCTCTGCACCTAACTGATCAATAACAAAATCTTTCATTAACGTTGCGTTTTCACGCATTGCTACTGCATATTTTGCTTTTGCTTCTGCTAGTTGTTTACGGTCTTCAGTGAATTCTGAAATTTCCTCTGCTAGTTTTTCACTTACTAATGAGTCAATAGCTTCAACCATAGTTGACTTATCATGCTCATATTTTTGTGCAAACTCTTCACGTAGTTCTGCTGTTACCGCTTGGCGATTTTCGATCACCCTTTGGTCCCATGCTTCTTGAATTTGTTGACGCACATCTTCTGAAACTACATCGTTTTCAAAAAGTGTTTTTAATGCATCCAACATATTAATCTCCTTTTATTGGAGTCGACTGATTATGTTAATCAGCGATTCTTTTAAGTATTTCTGTGCCTTGGGGTCTTGTTTTGTTGCCTGTGCTAATTCATATGCTGCCATTCCTCCACGTGCATTCATTAAATGCTCGTAGATTGGTGTAGGATATGCTCCTGGGGCGCTAGGCTGAGCCACAACGTCCACAGTAATAATTTCAAAGTCCGATACTTCACCGGACCCGTCTTCTGATACGTTACCAGAGCCCCTCGATGAAACACCTAGTTTAACTCCGCTTTCCAGCATTGTTTTAACTAGTTGTCCCATTGGGGTTGGTAAAATTTTCATCTTTCCGTAACCATTAGCGCCGTCCATCCATGTTGATTCAATCATGTGTGATACACGGTCTAGGTTAATATTAAGTCCTTCTGGATGATCAACTTCTCCGAGAACACTATATCCTCCTTGTATTTGATCATTGAGAGTTTTGACAGCCCTGCCAATTTCTTTTACAGGATATACACGTTGGTTAGCATTACGCACCCCGCCCTGTATACAAATACCCTTAAGGTATAAGTCTTTTCCCTCGTTAGCAGACTCAATAACCATATTAGCTTGGTCAAATGTCAATGTCTCGTAGGTTTTTCATTCAGATTTTCCTAATTTACTTGCCAACAACAGATTTCTTGTTGTCTGCAGTTTCGCCTGCGCTTTTCTTCTCTGCGCCG